TCTACATATTCTACATCATTACCTTTTCTTACAGCAATATTATTTTTATCATTGAATTGAACTCTATATCCCTGAATATATCCAATACCTTTATCTACAACAGCATTTAAATGTGTAGTATTAGCTAGATCATTTGAATATTTTATTCCAGTAGTAACATTAAATGGAGACACAACATAATTACCACTTTCCTCATACGTTCTACGGGCTAATTCATTTCCTAAATTAGCATATTGTGGATCAGTTAGAATTCGATTTGCTTTACCATCAACAAATGTTGCTATTGTGAAGAAATTAGTAGTATTAGTTGTGCTGACACTATCAGTTGTTCTAACTGATAATAATGGAGTTAATTTTAATCTATGTGATCCAGGTGCATTGTAATTGAATGACCCCTGTGCATTATCAAGTAATGATACATCTATTTCTGGGGTAATAATCTCTTCTTTAGTTGTAAACCCAATAGATACATTATTTGGATTGACATCATATTTAGATACTACTATATTCTGTTCAGCTACTCTAATAAATGTGCCTTTATGGAAAATCGTTCCATCAGAAATACTAGCAACAAATCCATTACCAGTTGGCGTCATTGATGAATTAGCCACTGTAACCGTGGCAAAATTTACATTAGCAGAAGTTAATACAGTTAATGTATCATCTGCATTAAATATAGATTGCTGACTCCCATTAGTATATAAGCCACTATTAGTATATTTAATATATAAAGTTTTTAAATCTGGACTACTGCCCTCTGATCCTTCATATGAATTTACAACATATGCATATAAATTACTCGAAGAACGTAAATATTTACCATCTAAATCTACTGTGGAAACTGCCGCGCCATTTTGATAATTATCCGTTAATTTTAAATAATTAATTCTACTATCAAATGATAAACTACATCCATCTATAACTGACCCGTCAACAAAAAGATGGCCACCTAATTTTTCAATTTGGTCCTGTTGGATTGATTGCATTTGTGTAAGTTCACGGGCCTGAACAGCCGTAGCGGGTCTAAATAAAATTCTATAATAATTATTGGTTTCATCGAAATCGTCATAATATGGAACTTTATTTAAATCAGTTTCTAATGGCATTTAGGTATCCTTAAAATTTAATCAGTAATCTTACTGTTTCTTTAGTAGTAGGAGTTCGTTCAATATATTCTCTATTTTCTATATATAATACCTCTCCACTATCTCTTACTAATTCAGGATAAATAATTGTATTACTTAGAGATACATATCCATTAGCCCCAGATGTTACTCCAATAACATAATTAGTATTACTGGTAGCCCATGTCCCATCTACATCAGATATTACTAATACTGGATATACTCTAGAAACGGCAGAATTGGCACCTGATGTGCTTCCGGTAATGAAGTATCCACTTTGATTGCTAAATTGGCCACTAATATTTGTCAATTTCATATATGTTGAATTTGCAAATCTCATTATACCAGTAGCTTCACTTGTGTTTTGAGTTATAGTTTCATTCTGACTGAAAGGTATAGTATTTCCAGTAAAGGTTAAATCAATATCATCAACATTGGAATATACGACAGCATCCCCTAATTTACTACCAATATCATACGATCTTAATTGAATCGTTTCATTATTTTGAAATGATTGAGTATTTGATGCTAAAGTAATTCTTCCTAATTGAGAAAATCTAGAGAATGTCGTTGGTTTAGTATTTGATGCTAAACTAAATCCTGCTGAATTTGAGTAAGTATTAGTTGACGTATCATAGATTATTTCTCCAATAGAAAATGTTCCAGAGGCATTAGTAACTTCAATATAATGTTCCCCTCTAGTAACTAAAATACCTTTAGCCCCAGTATTTTGCTGATAGATTACCTGTGTTCCTGGATTTTTTTGAAATACTGTTAAGGTGTGAACTCTGGTATTGCCAACCGATCCAGATTGTAATCCTAATATAGAATCATTTGCATTATTAGATGAGAAACTTCCTCTTATATCATCAATGTATAATGTAGTATTTGTTCCATTCTCAGATACTAATAATACTCTAGCAGAAGAATCTGTATTTGCCTGATATATGATTTCATTATTTAAAAATGATCCAGTTGCATTATTTACTATTAATGTGGCTCTTTTAAAGCTAGAATTTGCTGTTGGGGTCAATATAGTAACATCATCAAATAATGGATTTTTAATTAATCCAACAGTTCTATATTTACCATATCCCGGAAAATCATATGACTCATCTGCTGCATTATTAAAATCTGTAGAAATCATAATATAATTCGCACCCAATTCCATGATTGGATCATACCCATGACCATTAACTGGACCAATACTACTAATTACATTCGCTCCATTTCCATAGGTTGAATTTGCTGTAATAGTAACATTAGCTTCGGTATATCCTGTTCCTTGATCTATAACTATAATAGATTGAATACTATAATTAGTAGTATTAACTACTGAATAGGCTAATGCACCAGAACCATCACCATCAATATTGACTCGTGGAGAAATTACATATTCTGTATCTTCATCTGGTAAGGAGGATATAGTTCGTATTTTACCACTACTTCCAGTAGACGTAGTTATTTCTGCCCCCGGTCTAAATGTTCCAGTAGTATCATTAACAGTTATAGATGGTCTAGCAGTTACAGTAACGACATTTGCTGTAGCAGAAGACGTATATCCAGAAACGGTAAATGTTACTGTTGAATTTGTTGCTTGAAATCCTGGACCTTGAATATTTGATAAAATTAATGTTGAATTATTTGAAAATACAACTGTTCCATTACTTGATGTTCCTGGTTGATTTACATTTTCTCCAATAACAAACTGTGACTTTCTATTACCTATTCTGATTTTAACACTATTTAAATCAGAAAAAACTGTCGTCCCATATGCAAATCTACTATTAACTGCACTTACCGTAGCAGCAGATGGAACTTTATAAAATACATTAGCCGAATACGCAGCATCAAATCCACCGCCAGATGATCCAGATATAGTTAAACTTGTATTACTTTGAATGGAAACAATTCTTCTGAAATAATCACCAACTTGAATATAATGTGGTAATGATGCTGTGGGGAAAAATGTGGAGAAAAATGTTCCATTGCCAGTTACCGTATTAGAAGTTGTATTGCAAGTAATAGTTCCAGTTCCAAGTATATTACTATCACCAAATGTTATGGGTAAATCTGCCACGAAATTGCTCTCTGATAGACTTATACTGATAGAGGTAGGTGTGGCGCGGTAAACACTTCCAACGGCACCAGTGACGCTCTGTGTGGCAGTATCACCAACGTCCACCGCTCCTGCTAGATATGTTAATTCTAATGCATATGCATCCTGTGTTATTAAATCCCCAAGAAGAAAACTTCCACTTGTATTTGATAACTCTAAATTAAATGCAACATCTAAATCATTTTCTAATATTACAGTTTTAGTGGTTCCATTATATGATACTATTTTTTCTATCTGGCCAGCACCAAGACCATTTTTTAAATATATTGCAGAATTAGTATAATAATTAGTATTTCCTGATGCATTTGCACTAATGACTAATTCACTAGAACTCACAACACTTTGTAAAAATCCTGTATTAAATGTGGTCCAAAGTGACCCCCCAGATTGCACTTTAATTACATCTATTCCCCCAGGAATAGCAGACTCTTGAACAATAGTATTAGCAATAACTGGAATATAATTTCTCGTGGAAAATTTTAACATGTCACTATTATCAATAGTATACATATATTTCCATACATAACTATCACTCGTCTTAAAAATTGCATTAGATACTAATGTTGGTTTTATAGTAGATGCTAATCCATTATTATTATCTAAAATTTTATACACTCTTTGTTCTGGCGTAACAACGAAAAATGAATTGCTGTATAAATCCACATTGTCTTTATCATATGCGGTATAAATTGTATTTGAAACCCAATCGTGTCTTGGTATCATATGTTTTACATCTGATGTAGTAATTTTTTTACCAAATATAATTTCATCATATATCGTATGCTCTATGGTAGAAATAGTAGTATTAGTTGATGGTGGATTTTGCTCATCATCCCATGGAGTATGATTTGATGCAAACATATAATAATTAGTATTTGTAGATACTAATGAATCTACAAATAATTCAGCATTATTTATCATATGTTTTTTAGTTAATTTTCCTGCCATTATTTTATCCTAATAATTTCTAATTTTACTATAAGTATTTGAAGTATAACTATTTAATATAGCTGTGTCTAATGTTAAATATGTATTATTAGCTATATATGTAATGGTTCTTTCATAACTATTAATTTTAATAACATCATTATTAGCAAAAAATGATGTAAATACAGTATTATTTCCAGTTACAACATTTGATGTTAAACAAGTAACTGTTCCGTTACCTATTAATTCTAATGTGCTTTCTGTTAATTCACTTTCATCATCAGTTAATGTTGTAGTTAATAAGAATTTTCCAAACATTTCAGTTCCGATAGGATGAACTAATTTTCTAACAACATCATTATATCTATGATAGTTAATATCAGATTGTAATTCATATGAATATTCCTGATAATATCTACTATCCTGAATTTTTTTATCGGAATTTAAGAACCCTCTAGTAGATTTCCATTCACCCTCTGCTTTACCCTGATTTAATACTAATGCCCTACCAGTCACACTAAACGAGGACCCCGATTTCTGCATATTAACATATTCCCCAGGTTCATATCCATATCCGCTATCAACCAAGGCTAAACTTGTTACAATACCATCTGCAATACCTGCCGTGGACGTAACTACAGCATTATTACCTTTAATTCCCCCTAAGTCTTCTATTTGTAATGAGGACATAGGATAATAATTAAGAGTAACAAATGGATTTAAACTGTATCCCGATCCTGGAACTATACTATCTAAATATTGAATTTTTCCAACTTCATTTAATTCATAATTTAATAAATCATTGATAATAGTATTACTTGTATCACTTACCCCATTAAATGAATATACCGAATGAGTAAGTATATCTCTCAGATAATTAGTATCAATAGTAACATATTCAGTATCATAAATATCACCAATTCTGAATGATGCTCCTGTTCCGCCACCTTCAATATCAGTAATAACACCAGACCCAGTATTACTACCTCCAATTATAGAATATACATAACAGTTAACACTTGTATTGCTAGTAATAATAACATTATTTGCCCTAGTTCCAGTATAGAAAGATTGAGTGAATGATCCTAATGTATCAATTACTATAATAGATGTATTATTAGTATTGGTTTCAATTGCTCCAATAATTCCATTAGCAATTTTAGTTGCTCCATTATATTGACTAATTACATCACCTACTGCAATATTATTAACAGTATTAGCCAATTTTCCGATATTCATTAATAACGCAGTTTTTATAGAACTCCCAATAGTAAACCCACTAGAAATTTCCTTAATAACAACTTCATTAGTAGAATTAGTATACACTATTCCATTAGCTAAATTATCTGCCTGATATAATAGTTGTCCAGATGAAATATTATTATTTCCTGATGATAACGTCAATGTAACTCTAGGGTATATTATTGGAATAGTTGTTCTAGAATATCCTGATCCTGGGGAAATTAATTCAAAATTTACTTTACCATCATCGGATATCGTATTTACAACTCTAGCTTTACCCGATCTACCATTACCAGAAATATCAAGAATATCGCCAATAGCAAATTCTGCTCCACCATCAATAACACTAACCCCGGTTAGAGAACCTAATATCTTAGGAATATTCTCAATATCAGTGGAATTAGCAAGTCTAATATATTCCCCTCTATCGAAAAATCCATTTACATTTGAAATGGTCAAAATTTCAATAGTTTTTCTATTGACAACTAATTGTTGATAATTTTCAATTATAGCAGATGCCCCACTACCAATACCTATAATTTTTCTATTCACATATGTTTGTAAATCTGGAACATATGACACTTCAAGATATTGTGGAACATTCCATTCCCCATCCGAGAGACGTAATATATCTCTTCCTGGTAAATATACCGTTACATCTTTATCAAATAGGGCGCGGAAAAGAATATCATATGATTTTTCATTTCCTTTATTTCTATAAAAATCTAATGCATTTTTAATTAATAAACGTTTATCTGCAATTATATCAGATGGCAAATCTGCAATATATTTCTTTTTTAATCTATCTAGAAGATCAGTTGTAGTTAAATCTATATCACCATATTCGAGTAATTTTCTGGTTTTATATCCAATTTCATCATTTACTATTACATTAGTAACATCAGCCCGTCTTAATGACGTAGATGAAATTATAGTATTAGTAGAATTGAAGTTGCCTGATACATTACTAACTTGAATATATGATTCTGTGGAATATTCAACTACACCTCTACCAGTTATACGTTTACCATTTGTTTGATAAATTAAATCTCCTTGAAGGAATGCAGGATTATTATTTGATGTAACATATAAATCTACAAATGATGAATGTAACCATCTATAATATTCCTTGATAAATTCTACTAATAACTTTCCACCATATAGATTATTATCGGCAAGATAAAATGATGGTATTTGGTTTTCAATAAAAATATCAATATTTTGTTCTAAAGTTCTCATTATACTCTTTCTATACTAACATCTATTAAATCTGAATCTATACGTATAATAGTGTTTCTTAATACAAAAATATCTTTATTCTTAGGAACTCCATAAAATTTTACCGCAGAACCAACATAGTTATCTATTACTACATTATTGATATTGATTTTTCCAAGATCATAATTAATAGTTCCACAATCTGAATTTAATACCTTTCTTCCTTGTTCAGTATATTCATATATGAATATTTTTCCTATTCCATCCTCACCAAAATATGCTGGTCTACCATTATAAGTGAATTCTGAGGAATAAAATGTAAACTCATTTGTTAATAATCTAGAATCGCTAATATCATCCTTCAATATTTCATTCTTGAATTCTAATGTAAATATTAGATTAACACCTAATAATGGATTGTATTCCTTAATCATAGTAACATCTGTGCTATTACTTATGAAAGAATTGTCTACATCATCAATACTAGCAATGAATTTAGAATATCTAAAATCTTTATCAAAATCTAATAAATTAGATAAATTATATGATACTATACCATTTCTAATATTAGTTTTTAATTCATTTTCAGTTATATTAGTTAGAGTAGGATCATATACTACCTTTGTTTTAACCATAAGATCAAGATAATTAGGGTCTATGAATTCTGAATTAATTGACATTATTGAACGAAGTTTAAGAAATTCTAATATTTCAACTTTTCTATTATTACTTAAAACTTCTCCCGTTGTTGTGCTGGCGGATACAAAGACTTTACCATATTGCGGTTCATCTAATTCTTCCCCACCATACACGTTTACTGCACTAATATCATTAAAATTATTTTTGACTAATATTTTATAGTCTTCTGATGTTACCGCTCTACCTTGTGTTTGAAAATGTCTAGGGGCACGGAATTTGATAGATTTAATAGTCTCACGTTCACTACCAGAATTAGCTTTTTCTATTGTGGAAATATTGAAATTATATCTTTGTCTACCTTTGAACTGGAATAATTTACATCCATTAGCTTCTTCTCCGGCTGTTACCATATATTCAATAGTAACTAAATTTGGAGAAACTGGCAGTTTACCAAACACACCATCACCAAAAAGAATTTCATATTTATCATCTAAATATGATTGAGTAAAATATACTGTAGAATCTGTATCTAATCCATATAATGATGTTGCATTAGTATAAATATTATTGCTTGTATTGGTATTAGATGCCTGAACCGTAACTTTAATTGATTGAGTATCTACATTTTTATTCGACAATACATATCTTTGATCAGCTTCGCCAGTGACAGTATAATATTCTTTAACATATGTGCCCTCATAGATATCACTATTTCCACTAAATGATGTGGCATTTAATCTTTGAAGTATAATATTATCTCTATTTAAGAATGTATAGTTAGTAATATTGTTATTAGACGCGATTATTCCTGATGTTGTAAACATACTATATTTTGGAATAACTACTTCTCTCAGAGAAGGATTATTAATATTTACTGTAATTCCAATATTAGCTTTGGCAGACGTTCTTGATCTTGGAATATAATTTAATTCTTTAGCATGAGAAACTACAGTATCCTTTAATACAGCACTATCCATGAAATTTTCATTACCTACCATATTAAGATAGAAAGCATTTAAATATGAATTATAACTCAATACATCAAGTAATACATTTATGTTAGATGACTCATAATCAATATCTCTGAAAATATCTTGATTTTTTAGATATGTTTTCAGAGATGATTTTAATGTATTAAAGTCTAAGTTTTCCGTGTCTAAAAAATCTGCCATTACCTATTTCTTTCTACTATAACATTTACGTTTAATTGTTCATTAGTATTTATAACACGAAAAATAATATTAATAATCATGGAATTTTCTACATTAGCTGATCCATCAGTATATAAATCATAATTATTCAATTTATCCCCTGTAACATTATTAACTTTATCCATACTATCCGCCGTCAATACTTGAACATCAAGCAATTCAACTCTAGGTTCATATATTTCTATTAATTTAATTAATTTGTCTCGTATTAAAAAATTATCAGTATCAGAAATTGTATTTTCAAATAAATATTTTGATAAATCTGCACCCATATCTGGTTTATATAATCTTTCGCCTATATTCGTTAAAATTAAATTACGTAATGCTTGTTTAACGGCATTTTGATTTATAACTTTTGTAATATTTCCAGTAACAGGATGTATTCCTAGATTATTAGAGAAATCAGAATATATAATAGATGATAATTCTTTCGTAGTGGTGGGTCTTACTGGTCTATCCATTTATATTCCTTATTAATATATAATCTGATTTAATGCTGAACGTAATCCATTTTGTGAATCTGGTCTAGAGGCACAAGTAGTTCCTCTTGTTGATGCATAATCAAATAATCCATTTGAAATTGTTCTAGAAAGATTATTAAATTCTCCCTGAACTGTTGTTAATAAGTTATTTATATCACCTGTAATTTCCTGCATTAAGGCCGATACGGCTTCTCCTGCATTAGTCACTTCACCTAATATACTTCCTAATTCACTTTGCAACCCATCCAGGGCAGGTAACAATGCCGCAAAAGCCTCATTTGCCAACTCGTCTATAGTATCATTTATAACATCTGTTGCCATGGCTACGGCATCAATAATAGTATTTTGGACCCCCCTAGCAAATGCATCCTGTAATTGATACAATGCATTATCACCAAAATTTTGAATATTACCTAATGATCTCATTAATCGTGAAAAATCTCTTCCTAATACTTGCTGCATTATTAATAGATCAGTAATCCCCGCAGCATCAAAAGCCGCACCTAATAAACCAATAATATTATTATCAATAGTTTTATCAATTGATGATAGACAATTATTAATTTTAGATGTTATATAGCTATTATTACCACCCAGACTTTTCATAATTCCACCTAATTTACTTTTAGATGAAGTTGATTCTCTCACTTTTCGTTTAGCACTAAGCATTAAATCCAATTGATTTAATCTATCCTCTGGAAGCATAGCCATCCTTTGGATATTATTAGTTAATCGTCTTTCTTTCTGTTCTGCACGATATGCGTTTACAAATGCCATTATTATTAAACCCTGGTAAATGAAGATATTGGTTTATGATTATAATATGTAGCATATTCTCTTCTTATTCTTTTATTACTATATGAAATATGAAACCAAGGTCTTCCTGTGCCGCCCGATTGATATTCTAATAATAGTTGATCAAACATTAAAATTTTGGTCAATTCTTCTGCTCTCTTTGGATATTCATCAACTGGTATTTTAAATTGGATATCTACTGCCTGACCTAATTCATGTTGTGATGGATTCCCTTTTCCACTATATGGTCTAAATCCTGACGTAATAATAAATGAACTTCTACCATATTCCTCTACTAATCTATCGGTAACATTAATAGCTAATTCCTGTAGATTTTTACATATATCTAATTCAGATAATCCATTTTGTTCTCTTATTGAATGAGGAAATGCTGCTCTGGATGATAAATCCGCAAGTGTAAAATATTTAGAAATAACGTTAGATGGTTTACTATCATATATTTGTATTTCACTAGGCACTTTTCTGATTGTTGCACTAGATGATCCCGCAGAGAAGGATACCGCACGACCACTTTCTATATTATCAGGATATTCATTATCGTTAGGATCAATATAAGGAGATGATCTAGAATAACCAGAATATAGATTCACAGAAGATGCCCCATCACCACCATCATTTTCAATAGCTATTCTTGATAGTCTTGTATTTGGAAATGATTTTACTATTCTTGGTGGTGCTGCATTTGCTCTTACCCCTGGAATTATTAGACCTGTTGATAATGCCTCGGCAGGTTCTATAGCTGCGCTCAATGCTGGCGCTGTTGGCGATGGTGTGACTACTTCTGGTGCAGATGCTCCACTTAATGATGTTGCTACAATGGCAGAAAAGGCTTTATTTGCCCCATCAGAATATAATGCCTTTTGCACTGTCCCCCTAATATCAGGACAATGTATTTCATCTTCTACATATAAATTATTTTGTAAATGCATATCAGTTTTAACACTAATTTTACCTTCTGATGCGAAAATCATTTCATCAGATGACATAATACTAAATGTTCCTAATTTAAGAACATATTTATCAGTTACTATTTCATCCATACTATTCGTGGAAAGAGTATACATTCCAATATTTTTATGATTGAATTTAGAGGTTTCAACCACCATATTATCCGCACGAATTTTAAAGGTTTCTTTTACATTTAAATTCATACATCCATTAGTAGTTAAATTAATATCGTTTTCTACTAGTCCATTAAGACTTCCCTTTACATTTAAATTACAATCATTAAGAACTAAAATTTTGCATGAACCATCCACGGTTAAGTTACAATCACCTTTAATATAAACCATCCCATCTTTTTCTATAATGAGAAAGTTATCTCCAACGATTTTTCTTACTTCATTTCCCTCACTATCAACTTCAACAAAGGTTCCCGATGGATGGTATCTATGATATCTTTCACTACCTTCAGTATCATCAAATTCCTGAACATGCCCATTTCTACTTTCATACACACTATTATATGGATATGACGCATTAAATGGAGACATAGGCTGATCCCAACTATCTAATGATAAAGCAATAGGAATATCGTATATTCTATTATTATCCTTAGTTTCTACAATAGTTCCCTGGGCTACACCACGAGACAATCTGGATGAATCTTGTTCATTGATTTTAATATCATCCAAAGATTTATATTGAGGAAAATCTTTTAATAGACCTGCAATATAATCATTATTAGGTTTTGATAATTCTTCAAGTTCTTCTTTATATAATGACATAATATGTTATCCTATAATTTATGCTGTTGATGTTTCAGATTTGACATTAGTTACACTATTGTAACCTAACTGATAATAACTCTTTCCAGACACATTATTCCCATCTTTACCATCAATTCCTTTTGAGAACTTTTGTGCGCCGCCCGCACCTAATAAATGAGATACTGCTAAATATCCTGCTAATTCTTTAGGTGGGGTTACATTATTAATAACTCCTAATTTAAGTAATCTACTATAGTTCATTCTCATTAATGCGTCCATAGCTAATTCCTGGCAATTTCCCTGATTTTTAAGAAATGATTGTAGAGAATTAGCCCCATTTTTACCTTTCCAATTAGTATCACTCTTTAATGAACTATTATTAGACGAATTAGATACAGTATATCCCAAATCATATAATGCAGCATTTCCAAATTGATATTTTCCAATAAATCCAAATTGATTTACTGCCTGATAATTATTATTAGATTCCCTCTTACCTAACGTAGATTTTAATTCTCTATATTGATCTTCATTCATAGTGCCTAAAAATTGAGACGTGAAATAAGTATCTGGTGATGTCCCCTCAGAAATATCTAATCCAGAGATTAATGGATTTCCCCCACCTTTATTACTTAGAATATCTTCTGTCGTGGCAGAATTAACTGTTCCTGATCTGGCATTAATCCCACTGATAACGCCAATAATTATAGGATATTGGCCAATAGACCCATCTGCGAAGAAACCAAATACTGTAGTATTTACTAGCAATCCTGTTGGTGATTTAAAACTTCCATCAGTGACAGGTTTAATATGAATTGCCCAGGGTAATGCCTCTGTAGGTAACTCAATAATATCCTCACTATGTAATCCATGATATCTAACCCTAACTCTACCAATTTGTAGCGGATCATGTATATCTTCCACATTACCAATGAACCAGACTAAACCATTAGTCCCCATAAACTCATGAATTTCAGGCATTATTTAATCTCCATACTTATACATTATAAGTAGTTCTATCTGATACTGAAACTTCATTAGATATATTTGAATTATCCTCATATTCATAATTTAACCAATCTCTAGTGAGAGAAACACTAGATTCATGAAAAAATGGAGATTTCCTATCAGTTTTAAAAATTGTATTTGTTATAGTATGTATTAGATATCTACCAGAATATCTTGTATCTAGTAAATCCTCATTCATATTTCCCGTTCTCATAATATTTTTCCATATAGAAACATTTATTGGATTTCCTAATTTTAATTTTAAATTACCATCTATCAATATATCTAAAGTATTTTCATTGATTAAATACAAAAATGGTTTGGAGTATTGATAATGTTTATAGGTATAATCACTTGTAGTATTTTCAGAATTCCAAGGAATAAAATAAGTATATTTTCCATTTTCCTTAATATCTTCCTGGAAATTATCTGTCATTCTAATATTAATTTTTCCATCAATATTATTGTCTATATGTTTAAAATCCACATTATCATCATGCAAATTAAATTCTTCCACAGAAATTCTCTTAGTATTGAAATCAAATCTATAAATTTCACTAGAAAATAATCCATTTGTTATTTTAGTAACATTGTTATTTCTTGACGTGGGAACGAAAGATTTTATTCCACGAAATAATGGATTAGTAAATTTATTTTGGCTCATATTCTGAGAATAAATATAACTCTCTGGTTTAACTCTAATATTATTCAGAATAATGTTCTCAAAGGTTTTAAAATTATATCCATCTCTATTCTCATAGAATAAATATGTTGATGTTACGGAAAGATTAGGACTATATGCTTTCTGTTTTAAAATATCAACTTTTTCAAATGGGCGGATTTTAGTAAAACCATAGGTAGACTTATCTTCACTGTTCTGAAAATTTTCCTCTTTCATTTCGATATCAGTATTTAATTCTTCTTTGAGAATTTGTTTAATAATATCTGTTATGGGTAAATTTACATATCCTTTAGATTTAAATCTATAGAGGTTTCTAAAAAAATCTCTAGATATTAATGATAATACCACAACCGCACCATCCGCAATTTCATTTTTTATTTCTAATTCAACATTACCGATGACGAAAACATATTCAAAAATTTCATCCTCTATGTTTTTAATTTTTATTTCACATAGAATCTCCCCATGAGTTCTTAATAAATTTTTGTTTAAAAAATTATCATCATCCGTTAATATTACTGAACCATAAATTGTATGTGAAAATAACGATTCAGTAAATTCAAATGAAAGTATTTTACTTAAAATGTCATATCTTTCATTTGACAATTCTGTTGAATTAGTATAAATTTCCGCTGATTCGATTACAGTAAAATTGGTTCCAAATAATCCTGGCGTCATATTATTTTTATTCCAGCTAATAATTTTTTCATTTGGCTTTGGATTTGTTGTGCAACTTCCGGTCTAACTGCATTAAATAATCTTCTTTCATAATTCTTTTCATCTTCATGTTCTTTATTAGTTACTGGAAGATATCTTATTTGTTCTACATTATCTAACATATCATACGTTTCAGTATTAATAATTAAATCTTCCCCATTGAAATCTTCAATAATAGGAATTATATTAGAGGTATTGTTATTTGTATTAACTCCTGCTCGACGAAATACAATTTGTTCAGGTCTAGTTATATTGCTACCCGGAGATACTAATGTAAAATTAGTTATAGTTCCTGATACATCAGTAAAAATTCTAGCTGTTCCCGCGCGCACACCTTCATTATTTCCAACACTTAATGTATCATTATTAGCATATCCTGTTCCTCCATCTCTAATAGATATTGTAGCAAGAGAAAGTTTGGTTGTTATTTTTTTATAATGTTTTGGAGAATATAATTCGTCACCATATTTACGATCCAAATATAAATCTAATTCTTCGCCAGTTAATTGCCATTCATAATATGGATCAATAATATCATTTAATAAATAGAATAAATAATCAAATTCTGGATTTTTATATAATAAATGTGCCAGATAATCTGCTCTATCTCCTGGTTTAATTTCAAGAATTTCTAGGACTAATCTTTTAGCTTCATCACGTAAGTTACCTCTAAGAAGTATATTTCTTGCAGTTGATGAAGAATTATCAGATTCATATCTTATGATAGGAAAATTACTAAAATATCCTGGCATTATATTACTCCCAATTTCATAATTGAATTATAATGATATAGTTGCAACATCTAATTTTCCTAGACGATTTATCATTGGTAGTATTTCAGTAACAGATATATGAATTTGATAAACTACAGGTGTTCCCGTCTCTGCAAAAAATGATGGGTAGTCTCCCCCTGTTCTATCCACAGTAAAACTATCTATTACACATGGCGCAGATGGAAAAACATGATCTGGGTTTTCGGCCCCAAAAATTCTAAAATTAATTAAATTTGGATATTTTAAAATAACATCAAATTTTTCCCCTACGCTTTTAGGATGCATAAAAACTCTAATCATATTAATTATTTTTTCAATATCGTTTGTTTCATTTTTATTTTCTGGATGTAATTTCCATCTAAAATTATGTTTTCTTAATCTTGCTCCTTTTAATTGAATTATATTAAAAGGATTTATTTGTGATCCTGTTGTTGCCCCAATTGTTGATGCTAAAGAACTTGCAGCGTTCATTATACTATCGGTTAAATCTCTTGCGGCCGCAGTTCTGTTGGTTAACGGATTTCTGTTGGTTAAATTTCTTGATGCTAAAGAACTTGCAAGGTCCGTTAAGAATTTACTGCCTGATAAAGTCTCATATTCTACATCATATCTTTCTAATATTTTAATAGGAACAGGTAAAGTTACACTAGCTAAACTTTTCATATTTGACGAGGGATTGGCAGTTAATAAATTTTCACTAACTCTAATACTATATTCATAAAATATCATCACCAATTTATGCTTAATCGAATCAAGTCTACCTTTAGGGAAAATTAAATTTTCTCCAATTACTTGTCGTTTAGCTTCATCAAATATTTCTTGCGCCGTTGGCATATATGAATTACCTCTATATAAATATATTT